TGATAAATTAATGGATGAACAAATACTAAATCCTAAAACTAGGAAAGGTATATATTCTCAAGGATTTTTAACCTCTATATTTGAGGAGCTGTGCGAACTAGAAAAGACAAAAATAAAAGCCGTTAATCAACTAAATGTCTCCGATATGCTAAAGATCGTGAATATCATGGCCACCAGTATACCAGAGGGATTGATACTATCGCGTGATTCCACGGGTATTCTAGATTACATTTCAGGATTAGATGAGAATGTATTAGTAGAAGTTGGAGGAAAAACCACTTCCCCAACTACTACTATACTAGGTAGTGATGTTAAAGCTGCCTATGCTATACCAGCATTTTTCTCTAGAAGTAAATGGCTAAAAGGTACTCAAACAAAGACGGATTACAGCAGATATGGGGTTCTGACCCCATTAGCGCTGTATGCGTATAAAGAGTTCTATAAGTGTACTTATGAGTCATGGCGTCCTGTTAACAAACAAAAGTTTGAGTGGGGATTACTAGAGGATGACAGAGAACTTAATGGGTGGTTTGATACTTTAGAGTATAGTAAAGGACTCAAATTTTTATTAGGACATGGATTAACTGCTCAAAAAGACGAAGTTATTGGACTAGAACACTTAGCTGGTATTACTAATTTACCAGAAGTAGATCATGATAGTATGATGGATATTCGTAGGCTAGCATATACTTATGGTGGGCGTACTGGTTATAAAATAACCAACTTGCCTAGAATGATTCCTGATAATAAATATAAAGCCTTTGCCACTTATATAAATAGACTAGCGTGGCCACTTAGAAACATATTATTACAAGGACATATTGCTAATAGTGCTTATCGAATACCACAAGCACATATACTAGATCTTAATAATTGGGATATTGTACCACAACCATATGATGGTATTACTAATCATGAAATACCAAAATTAACAGATAACTTTAAGGACATGCTATAATGATAATTACACAAGAGATTAAAGATATTAGAATTGAAATCAATACTGATGAAATTCAGACTTGGGAATTACTAGAAACTACTATTAAAATGCGTAATGTTGAGAATAAACTATATGCTGCTAGATTAATGATCGAAAGTGTAATAGATTCTAGACAACAAGATGCTGATTATACTGATACACCAGTTGAAACTGATATAAATACTAAAGAGATGCATGAGTCTAATAAAGAAGTAATTCAACGTACTAAATCATCTGAGCCAACCAAATCATCTGAGCCAACTAAATCATCTGAGCCAACTAAATCATCTGAGCCAACCATGCCGCGGAGCGGCGTACTTGGCAAGGAGGACAAGTAATGGCTGCTGCATACACTAAAAGAGAGACTGAGCTACTATTAAAAATGCATAGTGAGGAAGCTACTATGGCTGAAATGTGTGTGGCTTTAAATAAAACTCGTAAGTCAGTAATAGCTAAGTTATCTAAGGAAGGTGTTTACGAAAAGACTGGATATAGGGATAAGACAGGAGCTGTACCTGAGAACAAAATAGAGATAGTTCATGAGATTGAGAGCTACTTAGGTAGTGAGTCACTCTTAGGATTAGAAAAAACTCCAAAATTGGTCTTGAAAAAATTACGTAATTATATTAGAGATACTAGTGAGATACTAGAAGAATCTTTATGTGAGATTGCTGAACTGAGTGAGAATAATAGGATTTTGCAGGATGTAACAGCTTCTAAGCAACTCGGCGCGAAGCGCCGTGAATCTGAATTAGAAATTTTATTCTCGGAGGATGACAATGACAGCTAAAATTTTACCACTATGGCAGTTACACCCCCCAGAGGATAAGGTATGTGCCAACTGTGTATATTACAAACCTAATAGCGATATGATTAATCTTAGAGGTAAATGCTTTTTGTTAGAGGTTACTATGCATCACTCTGATTCATGTGAGGGCTTCGAGTATTGGACTAGTACTACTACAGATAAGTATTTACATGATTATATCAGGGAAGCAGAAGCCTATGTCGATTACTGTAATGCCAAAGTCGAACAGTTACTAGATGATAACGATTGGTAAAAAGTGTTGTATTTATGCAACAGAAGATACTATAGTATCTAATTCGATACTATAATACCAAGAAAAAAATAGACCAATTTTACTTTTGTTCGGGGCGATTCAAGAGCAAAATTAAGGAGGCCAACTTCGCGACTACGTCGCAGGTTGGCCTTTTTTATTGCTTAAATTCAACAATTCTCACAAAAACGTAGAATAATGCGCATAATTGTAAGAATATGCACGCAATATGCAAGAAATTGACCAATTTACTAAGAAAAACTAAGAATAATGGACTATCGAGTACCCCAGTGGCACACTTGCGGCGGAGCCGCGAAAATGCTGCACTGCGGCACTGGCGCTGCTGCAGCGCAGCATTTTTCGGACAAAAGAAAACCCCGGAGTCGCTAAACTCCGGGGTTTTCAAAGGGTTACGCTACCTCTTCAACCTCAAACTCACCATCGCGCTCAAGGAAAGCGCCGACGATGCGCTCAAGCACGTTCTTATTTGCCTTCTCCAGCGAGTCGAACAGGTCGGCCGTAACGCCGACTTCGTCGGCAATCTGGCCAACAAGGTCAGCCTTGGTTACAGCAGGCGTCTTTGCAACAGTCTTGCTGATGTAGACACCCTCACGAACGAGCTTTGCACGAATCGAAGCAACGTTGCGATTCAGGTTCTTTGCCAGATCAGTAACGACCTGATCACGAGCCTCCTGAGTCTCACAAGTCTGGTAAGCTTCGACCATTGCAGTTGCGACTTCATCGGTGTAGTTGGTATCCTTGGACATTATGTATCTCCCGGTTGGTATTGAAAAAATGGATTCAAACGCTTCTCACTAAATCCAGTATAAATATTATAGCCGGAATAGTGAAAGAAATCAAGACAACTAATTCAAACGTCATTGCACTACCCTCCAGCTAAGTTATCTCCATATTCGATTGTAATATTATACCCCCCCTACAAGCAAAAGTCAAGTTAATTTTTTTGAACTTGACATGCTGCAATGCAGCACTGACGCTAAACCCCAGTACCCCTATTTCACACGCGGAACATAACATTTGCAATTTTGCACTTGACTACTGGTGCGCTTCGTGCGAAGCACGAAGCGTCACCCCCGAATCGTCCCACATTCGGGACGATTCCTAATCTGGTTCATCTTTCGGACGGTCAGATTATCTGCCCCACATCTGGAACATTTGCTAAAAACGAGAATATGCCCACGTCTGAAACGTGTCCTAGTTTTCCAAACGTGCCCAAAAAAGAAACATTTCCAGTTCATATCGTTATTCCTCCTTTTCGGAATAGTGCGCCAATTTGATAAAAGTCTTGACCATGCCATATATTGGCATCGCCGGGAGTATTGTCATTTTCAAGACCATACCAAAATCCGGCATAGTCCTGAAAGTAGTGACACATTTCGTGCGCCATTGTCGCCCTCAAATCAGATTTGGAACATTTCCGGTGATAGTAGATTGTTCCATTATCGTAAGAACCCCATACGGAAAACCCATTATCGGAACAATTCCCAGACATCTTAACTATTCTAGGAATGGGAAGAACACCGTTCAGGTATTCCCGATTTAGTTCCAAAAACAGGTTTTTCGCGTATGTGGTATTCATTTTACCATTGCCCAGATCAGCCCAATATTGGCACTAGCGTATGATAGGAACACAACCGCCATCGGTAATTGTCCCGTTTTCATAGCCATTCCCGCCTGTAGAATATACAGGCATCCGGCCATAAGTGTCGGCCACGATAGTTTCAGAATTTCAACAGTATCCATTTTTAGTTCGCTCCCGGTTGTGCCAAACGCCACGGATGATAGACAATGTTATTATATGGTATTGTCTGCTTCTTTGCTAACAGATTCTTTAAAATATCTGTTTCAATTACGGCATCATCTAGCGCCGTATGTTGTTCCACAAACTCGAATTGCCCAGTTATGAAACGATATGCACATTCGGCGGTTGTTCTATAATTGCCCGCTTCCGACCGCCAACCATGCTGCTCCGCAACATCCCAATACAACCGGGATGGGAACAAATCCTTACATGCGAAATACCACAAATCCAGAAGATCAGGCGCTTTTGAGAATATTGCAGTTTTGCAACCTAATAGCTTTTTGGTAGCTTTTACCGCGCCCATGTCAAACGGGAGATTATACGCAGTAAGGACATTTGCAGAATTGAAACTTTCCCGCATCCGGTCCGAACATTCGGCCCATGTGAGAATTTCAATCTCACCTCGCTCGATTGTTTCAATATAGAAACTAAAGATTTTCTTGGCAAAGTACGCGCCCATCATTAGTTTCGGATTCGTGACAATCTCGCGAACGAGATAGTTTTGAGAATCGTAAACATTCCCATATCTGTCAACTATCTGCCAACCGATATCATAAATGACATTTTGTGGCGGAAGTCCAACTGTCTCGGTATCGAGAACGATGAATTTTTTCAATGGTTCCATTTTAGTGACCTTGTAAGCTAGGGATATAAACCGGATTAGCATTAATCGCGGGACTGACATTATTCAGATAACTAAGATTATCCTCATAAAAGAAACGGGGTATATTTTGAAACTGTTTCAGATTCAGGAACATCTTTAGTTGTCTCGTTTTTAAGACTGTTCCAGGTTCCATATTTCCGTCGGGACGGTGGAATGCTTTATTAGGTTTTCCTAAATTAGCAAAAAGCCACGATTCCGACTCGCGCCAGTGTCGGCCATTTCGTGCCGTGCATAGGATAGTATACATCTCTGGATCTTTTAGCTGATCCTGATATTGTTCCGCAAGTGGAAGCAATTCGTCCCGATAGTAGAACTGTTCATTATCCAGCCAATGCTGAAAATCAATGGTAATTTTCTCACCATTGAACATAGTTCTATATCTGTGACTAGAATCAATTAAGGTTCCGTCTATGTCGTAAATGTGAATCTGTTTAATCATGGGACTATCGTACAGACCGCCGCGCCGCTTGTCAAGCATTATTAACATATTGTAATGTTGGCCGAGTTGGCACGATATTTGCCTTGCAAAAATCGTGCCAAGTAGGGGGTGACGCGCTTCGCGCGTCACCCCCGGATCGTCCCATTTCTGGAACGAACCGGGAGCGACGTGCTCTGCTTGGTTTTTAGACCGTGACCGTCTCGGAATCGGCAACATCCTCGGCGCTTTCCGATTCGTCAAAAACGACCTCCGCAGCGGCCCGCAGCGCAGCGCGCACGGCTTTCAGCGTCGGCTTGTTTGCCTTTTCCAGACCGGGAAGCGAATCGGGATTGACGCCCATAATCGTCTCGATTGTGGTCACGATTTCCTCTTTCGTTTCGGTCTTTTCGCCGTTTTTGTCGGTCGGCGTTTTTGCGACATAGTAGCCTTCGCGCACCATCTTGGCTCGCACGCTGGCGACATTGACGCCAAGCCGATTAGCAAAAGCCGAAACAACGACCTTGCGACCCTCATCACCTTCCTCGGCGGTGTATTGCTCGCGCATATCGGCGCAGACTTCCTCGGTGTAAACACTTTTCGTATCCTTTGACATAACTAATTCTCCGGTTGGGTTTGCTTAATTGACGATAAGAATTATACACGTTTCCCTAGCCGTGTCTACAATTATTACAATATGTTAATGTTCGGTATGTTGGCACGATTTTTGAACATGCAAAAATCGTGCCAACTTTTTTTTAAAAAAACTTTTAAAAAACTGTTGACAACCCCTCTACCCACATGGTATAATAACGTAGAGGATGATGCAGCGCCGCACTGGTGCCGGTGGCGCGCTAAAGCGCGCCACCCCCGAATCGTTCCAGATTCGGGAGCAGCGCGACTGTTGCGATCAGTTGTTTTTGTTGACCTTTGACCAGTCAATTGTGAACAACCGATGTCTCTCGCTCGCTGGCATGAGATCATACAGTTTAGTATCGAGCCGGTGACATTCGCGAATCGCGTCTGCTGCTGACGTCCCGGCACCGATGCGATCTAGCAAAACGTTGTGGAGTTCCTTGTGTCGTGGATCATCCCAGTCAAACGGATTCAACCGATAAGCGTTGCCGCTAATATTCCACCGCAAGCCACCTGTACCCGCGCGAATACATCCATCCGTCAGCGACCAGCAGGGATTGCGCGGGAGATTCTGCGCCGTTTCGTTGATGTAATCATACACCACCTGCACCGCATCTTCCTTAGCTTTGATTGCTTTTTCGCGGGCTTTGTTCGCCGCTTTACGGGCGTCATGGATTTTCTGTATACCTTTCATGCTCATATTCCTTTTAGGTTGCGAGAGACTTTGAAGCGAATGCATTGAATGCCGCTTGCCAAGTAATGCGCCCATGCTTATCACGTGGCATCATCTTGACACCAGCATGATTATACGGGTCATATCCACCGGCTTTACACCACTTGATGCCAGTAATCTCATCGAGAAGCGGGCAATAGAGATGCCAGAGTCGATATGCTTTGCGGGGATTTCTCATTACAGTTCCTTCAAACGAGATACAAGAATACACTAGCCCCCCTATGCTGTCAAGACTTTTTTAAAATAAATTTTTTATGCTGCACCACAACATGGCACGCTTCTTGCTAGGCAATGGGTGTGCCACATTCGGGAAACTTTAATAAAATCAAGAACTTGTGCTACTGGTGCCGCGCACAGCGCGGCACCCCCGGATTGTTCCATTTCTGGAACAATCCGGCGATGCCGGGACAATCACAAAAATGGGACGACCCCGGAGGGTCGTCCCAAATGCGCGTCTATTTCGTTTCTAGTTCAATGTTCATACATTGAACAGTTGCGCGTTGCCTCTCATTCACGTATCTGGCATATTCACCAGCATTGAGAGTGCATGTATAGTCGGGAGCGTTCCGACATTGGACCAATTCAGGAATCTGGGATTGTAACCAATCCCGTTGACAATCCTGAAATTGATGATTGATCCGCCTTTGATCTCTGTCCCAGTTTCCATACATTCCTAGCCCTAAAGCTAGAACCACAACCGTGACCCATCCAATTATGATAATGTTTCTAGTCATGATATGTTCTCCATCTGGGATTGTTCCAGTTCATAAGCTCGTTCGCGATCCGCGCTTATTACGTTTTCGCGAAGTATCATCCGATTGAGAATATTCACGACATCGTAGATATTCAGACATCCGACGAATGTTCCTTTATCCTTCCAAACCTTAAGAATGGAACAATATGTATCGTCGGCCATAGTAAAAGATACGTTATATTCCGCATTTTCGGAATTGTCCCAATTTTTAGGTATTTCCACCCTGTCAACAAGTTCCAATTTGTTGCGCCATCCTTCGATTGTGATATATTTCATATCCATGATAGTTCCTCTTTCGTTAACAGTCTTGGTTGTAGAATAGAAAATCATCTTCCATCTGTTTCAGATCTGGATCATTTTCACAGTCGTAACATATCTCGGTTTCGCGACGGCCCTCGGAACCGGGAATGTATTCTTCTCCGCACATGTCGCAGATATAGATGATTTTACCAGTTGTAAAATCTTTTCCTTTCATGACGATCCTCCCTTTTCTGAGATAAGTTCCACATCTGAGGATTGTTCCGCATCGAAGCGTTCCTCCCATTTCTGGATGTAGTCTATGTCTTGGTTTAGTTGACACATATCACACCGTTCCTGATCTGGGAGCATGTGGAAGATCCCGCATTCGGGACAAGTTCGGATACATGATAAAACACGTCTCATGACAGTCTCCTTTCTAGTGATTGTTCCAAAATAGGAACAGTTGGGATAACGCGATTGTCGCGTCACCCCCGCCCCTCGTAAATGATTGTTTTTGCTCATAATTTAACGATACACGCATTTCCGATCGGTGTCAAGCGCCTAAGCTATTGATTTATAAGGGAAAAATAGACCCAATAGTGGGCGGTTATTAGACTGCGGTATATACCTATTGACTTATCCCACCCACGCGTGTACCATTAAGGTTTTTTGAGAATTGACTACTAGGGCTAAATTTCCGCACTATGAGACTTCGTCTCAACTAGCGCATCACCACGAACGCGCAGTCCACATATAAAAATTTTTCTTGACATGTTCCTCCACGTATGTTATACTAGACAAAATGAAAACTCTAGGAGAAAATTATGTTACCAACATTGGCTGAAACAGGGCAGGACGTTGCGGCGGACACTATCTCTCCTGAGGGTGCTTTAGTAGCAGAAACATACTTACAAGAAGGTTGTGATGTTGCCCGAACTAGTCAAGCTTTAAGCATGCCACCTCACGAAATTTCCCGTATGATTCAGGAAAAGGCCGTTGATAACTATATAACTCAAGTCATATCAGATAGTTCACTTCGTAGTATGGACAAGATTTCCGATGCTATGGATGAGTTAATTCAGAAAAAACTCAATGAATTAGAAGAACTTGAGATGACATCATCCAAAGATATTGCAGATCTTCTTAATATGCATCACAAAATGCAAGTTGATAAAGCTAGAATCTTAGCTGACAAGCAGAAGAAGGTCGAGAAAATTAATGCTAGACAAACTAATGTTAGCATTTCTAACTTTGACTCCGGAAATTACGGACGTCTTATGCATGCCTTAATTGAAGGAGAGGGAAATTAATATGACTGGTAACGATAGCGATTTACCACCTAATGACTGGAAGGATCTTTTGCGAGAAACTGAAGCATTAGATACTTATGTAGAACCTAAAAAAACACCAAATGTAAAAGCCATTGAAGAAGCTACAGGAGTAGTAAAAAATACTACACCAGTTCCTGATGAAAATGAAAAAGTATATGAAGTATTAAATCAATCTGGTCGCGTTGTAGACTGGGGTGCACGTACAAAAATTAAAAATAAATGGCGAAATATTTATAATAAAAAAGGCTATAGTATTAGAGAAGCTGACACTGGAAGTACTGTAGATTATAAAGATATTTAATGTTAAGAATATCAGACGAAACAATACCGGTAGATTATTATAAAGTTCTTCCAATAGAAAATAGATTTATAAAATTACCAGCAGAAAACTATTTAAATTTAATAGATATAGAGCCATGTAAGCCTCAATATGCAATTTTAAATGCTGTAAATGATCCTAGATATAGATTCGTTACAGCCTGTGTTTCACGCCGAGTAGGCAAAACTTTTATAGCCAATGTTATACTTCAACTTATTGCTCTCCAACCTAGATCTACTGTTCTTATTATTGCTCCAGATTACGCACTTGCGTCTATTAGCTGGGATCTACAGCATGAATTGCTACGCAAATTCGATGTGGAAACTACTAGAGATAATGCGAAAGACCGTATAATCGAACTAGTAAATGGTAGTATGATTCGTATTGCTGCCGTGTCTAAGATCGACTCGGCGGTTGGTCGTAGTTATGATCTTATCATATTTGACGAAGCTGCCATCGCTGATGATGCTGGAGCTAAGTACAATGTAGCACTACGTCCTACACTAGACAAATTAAATTCAAAAGTTATCTTTATCTCAACACCACGAGGAGATAACTGGTTCAGAGAATTCTTCGAGCGTGGATTCTCTGACGAGCCCAAGTTTAAAACTTGGCTCTCAATACACGCCGACCACCATGAGAATCCTAGAGCATCTGACAGCGATATCGCTGAAGCACGCGCTACTCTTTCTCATGCTGAATTTGAACAAGAATATCTCGCTAATTTCGTGACGTTCGAGGGTCAGGTATATTCTCTGGATAATGACCAGATTGTAGATTTATCTTCCTTAATTGAACGAGTAAAAGCGGAACCGCACAAGGTTGATGTTATCGGTGGACTCGATGTAGGGTTCAGAGATGAAACAGCCATGTGCTGTATTGTATGTATGGAAAATGAAGAGGGGTTAAACGAGTACTTTATTATTGACGAGTACTTTGCTAATCATAAATCTACTAAGACTCATGCTGAGCAAATCGGTAGATTGATGGATAAGTATGAAATTGACTTCAATTATATTGACGCTGCTGCTGCTCAAACTAGGTTTGACTTTGCTGCTACTTATGATATCACTTGCATCAAAGCCAAGAAGTCGATTCTTGACGGAATTGGCTCAGTTGCTGCGGTGATTGATAATCATAGACTATGGGTTCATCATGAGTGTATAGAAGTAATTTATGCCCTTAGAAACCACAAATGGAAGATGGATACTGAACTAGAGAAGACCGAACCGAATCGTGCACGTCATATGGCAGACGCAATTCGTTATGCGATCTATACTTATGAGTCAGGTGTCGGTGGTATCTCCTAGAAAATTGTTGTAGGACGAATACCTTGACTAAAAATTTTCCTTGACAATCTGTTAAATAGTTGATATAATTTAAGAATAGAAATAATAAAAAGCTTAGTTTCGTTAAGTTATGCAAAAAGAATCAGGGCTAAAACGATTTCCTATTAAATACATTAGGGACCGAGCTAAATCGGCTTATGTAAAGGAGGAAATTTGTTACGTATGTGACGTAGATCAACCACTTGACCTTCATCACGTTTACAGTATTAGCGAATTATTTAAGCGTTGGTGCAGGGAAAGAAAAGTAGTCATTAAAACACTTGATGATATACTGGATCATAGGGATGATTTCATAGCAGAACACCATAAAGAAATTTATGAAGATGTTAGAACTCTGTGTAAAACTTGTCACTTGCGATTGCATAAATTATTCGGACAACATCCCCCACTTCCTACTGCACCTAAACAACTTATTTGGTTAGATAAATTAAAGGTGAAGTTTAGTGGCCGTATCAGTAAATGAGGATTTAGATCCTAAGAAAACTGCCAAGTTAGCAGATGGATACTTAATACCAGCCCCGTTAGTGCATAAAGTACTATGGGGTATAGTTATATCCCTAGTAACTCTTGGTGGCTATATGGCACTTTGGTACATGAATGATAAGCTTTGGAAGCAGGCAGTAGAAACTAGAATTACTATGGTTGAACTTTCCGTGGGCGAGAAAATTCTTCCAAAAGCTCAAGTTCAGATTGATCAAATCAAAGCTCGTGATACTCACCTATGGGAAGAACTTAAAGATCTTCGTGATGATTATGAAGAACATGAGGACTGGGGTATTGACCGTTCTGCCAATATAGAAGCTAGAATATCTGAGTTAGAACGAAAGATGAGACAGAAATGAAGCTTTTTAACTTTGAATTTTTAAATGAACATAAGGTTGGTCTTGGTACTGTACTATCAGTTGTAATTTTTATGTTATGGGGATCATACGAATTAGGTACTAGAGGCTGGGAAGGTCTTAATGCAAAGTTCGTAGATCACGCAGAAGCTAATGATCATGTAACCTGGACTGACTATACCATTATGGATAAGAAGAAAAACGTTCGTATCCTTAAGGGTAAAATTATGGATCTAGAAATAGAACGTGAATATGCGAACGTAAAGGATGAGCCTGCTGTAGTAGCGAAGATTAATGCTACTATCATTCGAATAGAAAGCACTATTGAGGACGAAGAAGAATCAATAGAGTGTCTAGAAGCAGGCGAAGAAAACTGTGAGCTTTAAGGATTATTAAATGAATTTAATTGATAGATTCATTCTTAGCAGAAAGCATCGCGGATCACAAGCGATTCAGGACTTAGAGGGCGAGGAAAGAAATTCAGAATACCGTCGATGGTATTACAGAAACGCGTATCAGCGATTAGAAGTAGTCAATCGAGGTGTTAATTTAATCGCAGATTCTTTAGCTGAAATCAATATTTCCGTAGGAAATAGACTACCTATTGATCCTCGTACCTTATCTAGTAGGAATGCTAATCGACTAAAACCTCAATATATTCCACAGAAAAAATTATCGACCCTACTGAACTTCCAACCTAATGAGTTCGAAAGTGCAGAAGAGTTTAGACGCGCTCTAGCGGTAGATTATATTCTGACAGGAAATGTATATATTTATTATGATGGGATGTATTTAAACCATCTTCCATCTGAGTTAGTTATTGTAACGACTGGTAGTAGTCAAAAAATTACCGGTTATAAGTACATGGATAATACTCAATTTACTCTTAACGAGATTATCCATATAAAAGATAATTCAGCAGAAAGTACTGTTACAGGAGACAGTAGATTACGTGCTGCTAATGACACCATCAGAGTTCTAGTTACTATGCTAGACTTCCAAGAAAAGTTCTTTAAGAACGGTGCAGTACCAGGCCTAATCTTTACTACTCCTAATGTTTTAGGAAACAAGCTGAAAGAGCGAATCATTAATGATATGGTTGCTCGCTATGGAGAGGCTAAAGCAGCCCGTCGTCCACTTATTGCAGACGCGGACTTAAAGCCACACCCACTTAGTAATCAATCATTCAGAGACCTAGATTTTATGAATTCTATCAGGGTTTTCGAAGAGCGAATCCTGATGGTACTTGGAGTACCACCCCTACTATTAGACGGGGGTAACAATGCAAATATTTCACCTAATTTAAAGATGTTTTATGAGCAGACTATACTACCGATATCTAATAAGTTTATATCGGCATTGGAGACGTACTTCGCTTATGATATGGAACCGGATCTTTTCAAGACACGGGCCCTAAGACCAGAAATGCAAGAAGCAGGAAACTACTACGGCGCACTAGTTAATAATGGTATTATGACCATCAACGAAGCCAGAAAAGAATTAAGACTTGAAGATTCTCCGGAAAAACATGCAAGTAAGTTAAGAATACCAGCTAACATAGCTGGTAGCGCAAGCAATCCGTCTCAAGGTGGTAGACCTTCAGGAAACGGGTCTGAAGATAATTCAGAGGATAATAAATGAAGACTGATAAACTTTTAAAATTTATTGCTCCACTACAGGTAGAGAAAGGTATTGGTGATGACGATGATCTAACGATCACAGGTTATGCCAGTACTGACGACAAGGATAGACAGAATGATGTTATTCTTGCATCCGCTTGGAAAGGTGGAGTAAAAGATTATAAAAATAATCCTATCATTCTAGCATTTCATGATCACACGCAGCCTATTGGTAAAGCTAGTGAAATTGGAATAGATGAAAAAGGATTAAAAATTACAGCAAAAATTTCTAAAGCGGCTGGCAATGTTGTGGATTTAATTAAGGATGGTATCCTTTCCACATTTAGTGTTGGCTTTAGAATTCGGGATGGGGGAGCAACTTATGATAAAGAAACGGGTATTTTTGTAATCAAAAAAGCCGACCTTTATGAAGTGAGTGTAGTATCTATCCCCGCTAATGCTAAAGCTAGCTTTAGCGTAATGAAGAGTTTCGATACAGAAGAAGAATCTTTAGAGTTTAAGAATACCTTCTGTGACGGAGAATATCAAATTATTGAGGAGACTTTAATGAAAAAGGATAAGGATGGGAATCCTATCGTAGAAGGTCAAGACGACACACGTATTGATCTAAAAGCTATGAAAGATCAAATTAAAGCTGAACTGGAAGCAGAAGCGCGCGCTAAAGAGGCCGCAGAAGCTGCAGAGAAGGCTGAGAATGATCGCATTGAAGCTTTAGCTACTACAGCCGCAGAACGTCTTTTAGAAGACGTTAAGGCTAAGTTCGACGAAGAAAATTCTGATACCGCAGAACTTCTTAAAGAACTTCGTGACGAGCTTAATACTAAGAAAGAAGAGCTTGACGAAATTCGCGAGCATAAGTCTAAAATGACTTATAGTGATAAGCGTACTGGTACTGCTGAAATTTCTCGCGAAGAGAAAGCTAATGCCGTTCTTTTAGCAAAAATTAAAGGCACAAAGGTTGATAGTACCGACTTCTTTGCTGACCTTCGTGAGAAGTCAGGAATGGAGCACTGGGAATCAACTGCTGATGCCGAGTGGGAAGAAGAGTATACTACTCAGGTCCGTAATGAAATGGAGCCACAACTTGTAGTTGAGCCTCTATTCACTACATTCCCAATGAATACTAAAATTGTTCACTTCCCAATCAACCCAGCTGCAGGTACGGCTGAGTGGATTCCAGACAGTGCTTTCCGTAGTACTGATAACAGTTCTACTGGTACTGCAGAAGAGCACCAGTTAACGCAACAAAGCATCGAAGCCTACAAGATTGCCGCTAAGGAATACGTGGGTTACGAGGAAACGGAAGACACATTAGTGAATATTCTTCCTATTATCCGTGCTTCTATTGCTCGTCGTATGGCTAATTCTACCGATACTGCGATTCTTCGTGGTACTGGTATTCTTAGCACACCGTACGATCCACTACTTGGTCTTGATGGACGCGGTCAAACTGCGCTTACAATTACCAACGGATCTAATGGTTGGGACGGAGAATTAACTGAAAATACCTTTGCTGACTTACGTCGTGATTTAGGTATTTACGGGCTTGATTCAAGTACTTTAGTACTGCTTGTATCTCACAAGCTTTACTACACAATGATGAAGTTTGATAACTTCAAGACTGTTGACGTTGCCGGTATCAACCGTGCTACGTTACTAACAGGTGAGGTTGGTAGCTTATTTGGACTTCGCGTAGTTGTTTCACAGTCATTCGACAACACTAATGTTGACGCTGATACTGTTGGTACAACAATTGCTACGCTTGTACGTCCTAGCAACTTTGTTGTTGGTAATCTTCGAGGTCTAATGACTGAGACTGATACTAACATTGAAGATCAACGTCGTATCATCGTGAGCAGCAGACGTCTTGGTTTCCAAGAAATTATTGCTAACGAGGCTGTTATTAGCTTAGAAATCGCAAGCTAATATATAATATATATGGGAGAGGGCGCTCTGCGCCCTCCCTCCCTATATTAAGGACCATAAATGGCTGATCTAATAACTTTAACAGAATATAAGACTTATCGCAATATTGGTAGTGATACTAAGGATACCCAGCACGGGGCTTTAGTACCTATAGTTTCCGAGTTCGTAGAAAACTACTGTAATAGGAAATTTTTAGACTATTATATGAGTCCTGGTATTACCGAGTATTTTGATGGAAAAAATACCAAGGTACAACTAAGTCAGTTCCCTGTTAATTTCGTTGATGCTGTTTACATTTCTGATGATGCTGGTCTAACTACCGAACAATTATCGGAAGATGCATCAGATGGTAGGGGATACGTAGTAGATTATTTAGATGGTATTGTACATAGCCAAAATGATCTTTTACAGTTTATTAGTGTATACTCTACTGCTTATAAGAGTTTACAAATAGATTACAGAGCAGGATATGCAGATATTGCTAGTATCCCACAAGATTTAAAACTTGCTTGTTTTTCTCTTATTGAGTTTTACGACAAGCAAGAGTATATTCCCGGTAAAGCACTAGCTGGCGCGAATGTAGAAAATATATTCCCAGATATATCTTTACCTCCACATATTCGACGAATTCTAGATTTATATAGAGTACTTTAATGAGTCAATCAGCATATCGTAATTGGGTAACTAAAAACATAGGTACTGCTGTAAGAGACGCCATTAATAAAGCTAATCGTGATGCTCTAACTGGTAAAAAAGATAAGAAGATCACTCGTCAGATTCGTGATAAATCTAAGTTTGTATTTGATAATACGATCCTAGATTTAAGCAGAGCGCAACTATTAGGTATTGATATAAATACTAAAGAGCGTACTAATCTGCCACCATCTGAAATTAAACTTCTTTATCAGAACTTACGCAAACTGGATAATGTGATTAGAACTACTCCTGGTGTTTCCTACATAAATATGAAGGATGAACCAACTAAAGCGAGAACTCTACGAATATTATTTACTGGCAGAAGTTTAGGGGCTAAAACTAGTTGGCAATCTTCTCAAGCATTTATTAAATTATTATTAGGTCAAGAGACTGTGCTACAATGGCAAGATCCGAGCCTTGCCAAGAAGAATGCCCCGTTAGATTATAGTGGATTAGGACTACAACAGTCTGGATTAATTGGAAAAGTAGATGCAGGACATATTCAAGGTTCTGTTACTCAACTAGCTGGAGCTATTCCTATTCACGGAATTGTAAAGCAAGAGACTGCTAAGACTATTCCGGAGCCACTACCAGTAGCTGAAAAGATAAATTTAGTAAAGAATACTCTAGCTTATGTTGCTCCTAATATTGCTGATAATTTTATTAACAAACTATTAAAAGATGTTAATAGTAGTTTAAGCAAGGCAGTTAAAGTATCTGTTACAGCTGAACAAGATTTAAAATCTGGCTTAATTGATTCTATACTTTTAAAACAGCAAGTAACTATAGAGTTAAAGAAGCGTAATTTAGCTGGTGGACAAATACTTAGGCAGCAAGCTACTGAAGTTCTACATACATATAGAGATATTATAGATGCTCACGCCGATGACTTAGTAGATGCTATAGAAGAAGAAATAACTAAATTCTTGAAATCGAAAGATGCAAGACTATCTACTCTTCAAATTAGCAGCCCTACAGTGATGGACAATGTTAAAAAGTCAATCATAGAGTTATGGGAAAGTTCTCACGGTAAAACAAAACGTAGAAAGTCTAAGTCTACAGCTGCTGTTAAGCCTGGTAAAACTAAAACACAAGGTAAGTATAAGTCTGGTAAAAAGACTAACGTAAATAAGGTACAACAGCTACCAGTAGATGTTGCATCTTTTACTGAACAAGCAGTCGGTGGACTTAACTTACAGAATATCATGAGAATCGTTAATGAACGATTACATGATAAAATTCAACAGAATATGGGCAAAGGAAAAGCTAGAAGATTAAATTATAGAACTGGTCGCTTTGCTCGTAGTGCAGAACTAAAAGAGCTAAAGCCTACTAGAACAGGAGCACTAGATACTGCTATAACCTATATGAGACGTCCTTATGACATATTTTTAGATGACGGTGGTAAAGCTCCATGGAAAAATGGATATAGAGATCCAAAGAAACTTATAGATAAAAGTATAAGACAGATTTTAAGAGAAGAGTTAAGACATGAATTCAGACTCAACTCTAGGTTGGTATAATAATGGCTACAAAAAGAACTGATATAACAGAAGCAATAGTTGCGCTATTAAACCAAATAGATGGATCTAGTAATTATAGAACTAACCTTTTTAATAACGCAGTCCCGAAGTTAATCTTCTGGGACGAAGTAAATGATTTTCCTAGTGTTTCGGTGACACCAGGTCTCGAAACTAGAGAATATTTACCTTCGGACTTCAAATGGGGACGCTTACTTGTAAACATAAGAATTTATGTAGAAGGTACAGATCCCAAAAGTTTGTTAGAAGATATATTTTGCGATATAGAAGATATTTTAGACGCAAATAATACTTTAACAATAGATAGTAATACAGAATGTACAGACATACGTATACTATCTATTTCTGATGACGAAGGTCTTTTAGCACCTATAGGTGTCGGTGAAATGACACTACAGGTGCAATATACTGCCTAAATTTAAGGAGATATAGAAAATGGCATTTAGTCTATCGCGTAATGCGAAACTATACGTGTCAACAGCGCAAACAATTGCTCTGATGACAGATGAAAATACTTGGGAAATTCCTATTCTGGATGGATTCTCATTCACTCAGGATACAACTACTCAAGAAATTCAAGTTAGTGAAGCCGGTCAAACACCTATTCGTGGAACACAGGTATTCAATACAGCGTTAGAACCTGTAAATTGGAGTTTTGCTAACTATATGCGCCCTCGTTGGGAAGGTACTGTAGGCGAAGCTGATGCGGTGGAACGTATTATGTGGGAAGCCTTAGCAGCCAAAAATACTGGTAATACTATCGATACCGATGATGATGGTCTTGCTACAACACGTGGTGCATCAGGAGTTGGTATGTCTGTTGACTTTGCTAACTCTAATACAAATACACTTTTATCACTTTCTTTAGTATTTAGATTAGGTGATGATACGTGGTATCACTTACCAGATACAATCGTAGATACAGCTGAACTTGATTTTGATATTGAAGGAATTGCTACAATTACTTGGTCAGGATTTGCTAACTCTATTGTTGCTCTTGCTGGAAGTGACCTTACAGCTGTACAGGGATGGCAGGGTACTGATCTTGATGCACCACCTACTGGAGTAAATGACTATGTTCGTGCTCCAACTGCTAATGCTTGTATTCGTAATAAGCTTACAGTACTTGAGGTTACAGATAATCTTGCTACAAGTGCTGGAGATTCGAGCTTCTTCACAGTACAACAACTTGCTATTACTGGTGGTTCGATGACAATTTCTAATAATGTGTCATACTTAACACCAGAGAACTTAGGACAGCTTAATCAGCCTTGTGGACATATTACAGGTCCACGATCAATTAGTGGTAATATTACTGCGTATCTTAAGACAGGTACTGGTGATACTGCTGATCTTATGGCCGAGCTATCAAGTGCTACAAATAGTGCAGATCCACAAGACTACTTACTAGATATGTATATCGGTGGTAGTTCTTCAGACGTACCGGTTATTCAAGTTAATATGGCTCATACTCACTTAGTTATTCCTGTAATTAATATTGAGGATGTGGTAACAATCGATATTGGTTTTAACCCACTACCATATGATTCAAATGGGTACACACTTGATGCGGACAATGAAATCGTAGTTACGTACTTCCCTGACGAAAGTTGAGAGTGGCAGTACTTACTATCTACTCGTGTTACTGTCTATGGAGACAGGCGAGTTACCAAAACTGGTGATGTGAGGGTTACAAGAGCCGCATTGTAAGACATCCGTTATTGGGTCTTACAACCCTTAAAAGATAATATAGGGGGGTTGTGCAATGCAACCCCCCTTATACTGCTAAAGAGAAAAAAAGATGTCACTATTTTTTAAAACAAGAGATGCAAATATATATGTATCTAATGATCCGGCCGGTCCATGGGACTCTAGCAATACTGTAAAAATATTTACAACTGGCTTTAGTTATAATCGACCAGATACTTTTATAAAATATCCTACTAGTACATCAGATTTAGATCCTAATAAAGATAGATCCCTATCTCCTACAAAGGAAAGTTGGTCATTCGGTACTTTCCAATTCACTACACATTTAAGCTATTTTAATCCAGGGAGTATATGGAGTGCCCAGGATTATCTGTGGCAGGGGCTAGCAGGAACTACTAATGGTAGAGTTCAAAACGGTACCGAATTATCATATACTTTTGGTAGTAACTCGGATATAGCCCAACTAAATGAATTACATATATTTATAGAATATGAAGATGATCCATATAAAAGACATGAATTAGAAAATTGTGTAATAGATAGTGCTACTATTAATTTTGATATTAATAAAATAACTACAGTTACATGGCGAGGTAGATGTAAATTTTTAGGAATGTATACAGGAAGTGGTCCATCTAGTGTAACAACTTTTGAAGAAGTGTTTAATCAAGTATGTTTGTTTAATAAATATGCCGTTACTACATTAAAATGGGATTATGAAAATCCAAGTACTTATTCATTTGGAGAAAGTTTAACTGGTATTACGGCTGGATCAATTACATTTAGAAATAATAATACATATATTATGAAGAAAGAATTAAATGAATATGATACACCAAATACTCATTATACAGGATCAAGAGATATAACAGGATTTTTAAAATATTATTTAACAGGCGGGGCAGATGGATCATCATATTGGAATACAATATTATCAGCAGGTACCACTCATCAATCAATTAATATAGATATTCAAGGACCACCAAAAACAGGAACTGGAGTAAATAATCCACGATTTATAATAGATATCCCACGAAGTATAATAGAAGTAGGAACTATTGCAACTAGTGACCAATTACCGCAGCTATCAATTCCTTTCACAGCTGCAGAAATATCAGGAGAGGAAGTTAAAATTAGCTATGAACAAAACTAACAGGAGATTACTATGGCTACAAAAAATTTAGAAGATCTATTACTACCGGAAAAGACGGTAACATTTCCATTTCCAGGGTGTAAAGGATTAGAATTCGATCTAGCGTTCCTTTCTAAAGAACAGCTTCAGAAAGTTGTTGAGAAGTGTACGCGAGTTAGAATCGACCCTAAGACACGTTCGCAGGTGGAACAATTAGATGATGACTTATTCCTAACTACGTATGTTAGTTCAATTGTAAAAGGTTGGGAAGGATTTAAGTTTAAATATCTAGACGAATTCATGGTATGGGACTCGAAGGGTATTGATCTCAATGATGAGATGGAATATTCAGAGTCTAATGCTATTACACTGATGAAAAGTTCAACAATCTTTGATAATTGGGTTTCAGAGCAGATTTCGGACTTGGGAAAGTTTACGAAGAGGGACTCGAAGAAGAGCTCCAAGCCATCAAACGTTACATTGAAGACAGTGAGTCAGGAGTCGACATAAACACATATTTGGAGATGTGTAGGGTTTTAAATAATGAACCTGATCCAGATATGATACCTGTCTCTCTTTATGATCTTAGAGAAAGTTCGCAGTTAGCTTTTGATTTATATGGATTCTTACCAGATCGGTGGGAAGGAATGACTGCAACCTACTTAGGAAAAGACTTTTCTTTAATGCCATTTTTATTTCAAGAGTATGAAATAGAAGGGTATATGAGAAAACATTTATTGTTTTTATTTAAATATATAGATGGTTCTGTAGCAGAACAG